CCTCGCATTTTCCCCGGAGGTAGGTTTGGGCATCCCGAATCCGGGTTTCGGATAAGACAGGACGACCTGTGTCGTTGGGGTCTTCTTGCGTTCGTTCCTTTCTACCCAACGAGGGGTACGCAAGTCGTCCTGTCCTACCTGAAACCTGGATTCGGAAACAGCAAAGGAACCCTGAATAGGAGAGAACTCCGTGGCAAGGGCCAAGAAGTCACCCAGAGGACGGGCCGCCACTCCGGAGCAGCAGGAGAATCAACTCATTTCGCTCGCAGTCCAGCGAGCCGAGGAGATGCTACTGGACGGCACGGCTCCTCCTTCCATCATCACGCACTACCTCAAGCTCGCCACGAGCCGAGAGCGGTTGGAGCAGGAGCGAATCAAGGCCGAGAACGACATGCTCAAGGCCAAAGCCGACGCTCTGGCGGCCTCAGCACGAGGGGAGGAGGCCTACAAGGAGGTTCTCGAGGCATTCAAGTCCTACGCCGGAGGAGGTGTGGGGCTTGAGTCGGATTCGGACCTTCGGTGAACTCTCTCGCATCGATTCCTTCGAGGACCGGTACGAGTACCTGCGTCTCAACCAGGATCCAGGAGATCAGACCTTCGGTTTCGAACGGTATCTGAACCAATCCTTCTACCACTCGACCGAATGGCGTCAAGCAAGACAGAAGGTCATCCTTAGAGACGACGCATGCGACCTCGGGTTCCCGGGTCACGACATCTACGGTAAGATTCTTGTTCATCACATGAACCCAATTCGGCCCGAGGACCTCGAGGGAGAGTTCAATCCCGACATCCTCGACCCCGAATACCTGGTCTGCGTGCGACACGACACACATAACGCGATTCACTTCGGCGACGCGAGCCTGTTACCCAAGCCTCTAGTCGAGAGAACGCCGAACGACACGATACTCTGGAGGTGACCGTGGCTGATTCGATATTGAATGACATCAAGAAGGCTCTCGGCATCACTGAGGACTATACGGCTTTCGATCAGGAGATTATTCTCCACACAAACACGGCGCTCATGTTCGCAGAGGAGATCGGTCTCCCCTCGTTCAAGATCACCGGAAAGACAGAGACCTGGGATCAGTACCTCAGTGGCGTCACGAAGAACGTTGAGGCCGTCAAGACGTACCTGTACCTGCAAGTACGTCTCGTATTCGACCCGCCAGCGAACTCCTTCGTCGTTACGGCGATCGAGAAGCAGCTTCAGGAGTACGCTTGGCGCATTAACCTGCAGAAGGAGACTCCATGAGTGATCAACTCATGCACTACGGGGTCAAAGGGATGCGCAAGGGTGCTCGGAAGAGCCGTGAGCAGCGGAATGCTGAGCGTCGCGCCAAGTATGAGGCCAAACTCAAGGCGAAGTATGGCGATCACGACATCGCTACGATCGAGGCTTTCATCAAGAAGCGCAAGGCTCAAGCAAAGGCAGCCAGGGACTGGCGTCTCGGCAACCAGCGCAACCGTCAGCTCACTGCCACCGAGCGTCGAGAGAAGTATTACAACGAACTCGACAGCGGCCAGCTAGGCAAGACCTACGCAACCGACGCAACTCTCGCTGAAGCCGCTCGTAGGTACTACAAGAAGGGGCATAACAAGCGAATGGGCCATTCGGAGCTGATGCATTACGGCGTCAAAGGCATGAAGTGGGGCGTTCGCCGCCGTGCTCGTCGTGACGCCAAGGAATTCACCCAGGCCAAGATGTACTACGGCGAGGGTGCCGGCAATCGGCGGAAGCTGATCAAGGCAACAGTCAAGGCTCGCTCGAAGGATCCATTCTACAAGAGCGAATTCGACAAGGCCGTCGCCAATACCGACATGTCCGAGCGGGCTTCTCAGGCCCGAAGGCAGCGCGGTCGGAAGAACGCCCGCAATTCCGCAGGCAAGACCGTTCGCGGCGTTGGAAACATCGCCACAGGGAATCTCAGCCGGGCCGGAGGCGCCTTGGCTCTCGGTTATCTGGGGTATCAAGGTGCTAAGGCTGCCGGGGTCGCCCCCAACGAGCGAGAGCTACTCGCCAAAGCCGTCAAGGGGTCGCGGAAGATCAAGCGAGTCGTTCGGCACGACGATGTCCTCGCTCACTACGGCATCAAGGGTATGCGCTGGGGAATTCGCAAGTCTCGCATCAAAGGTGCGAAGAGGTGGACTTCCAAAAAGCAGGCCAAAATAGATGGTATGTCCGATGATCAGCTCAGGCGGGTCAACAACCGCCTTCGGTTGGAGAAGGAGTACCGTCAGCTGACCCAGACTAGGATGGAGCGCTACCGCGCCAAGGCGGGGAAGGTGGTCGAGGAGGCCGCAGCCAACACTCTGCAGAACGCACTTCAGAAGAACCTTAAGAAGGCGGCTAGCCTAGGCGGATCGGCCGCTATCAAGGGCGCCAAACGGTTCAAGCAATAGGACTATGACATGACTGATAACCTGTTCTTCATCGACGAGGACGAGGTCCTCGCACACCACGGCGTCAAAGGCATGAAGTGGGGCGTTCGTAAGCAGAGAGCCGCTTCCGGAGGCGCCGGATCAACCAAGAAGCGCAAGGGGCTCTCCCGCAAGCAGAAAGCCGCTATTGCCGGCGTTCTCGGAACGGCAGCAGCCGCTGGCGCTGGATACTACCTGCACAAGTCTGGCAAGGGCAAGAAGATTGCTGCTCTCGCTAAGAAGGGCGCGGCCTCCGCTAAGAGTGCTGCCCAGGGTAAAGGACGAAACCTCGGCGCTCAGGCTCGAGTCAAGCAGGCCCAGGCCAAGCGATTTGCTAAGGCTCAGTCTGCCAATGCCAAAGGCGCAGCTGAGAAGCTGAAGACCACCAAGGCCGGTAAGTACGCTGAGGCCACTCGTCTCGCTGCCAATGCAGCCGCATTCAAGACTGGTAACGCGGTCAAAGGCGCCGGCTACAAGGCCAAGAACCAGGCTTGGAAGGTCGGTAATAAGGCACGCAAGGCGGCTGAGGGCGGCGTCAGCGGTGCGAAGTCTTCGGCCGGCATGGCAGCCCGTTCGGCCAAGGCTGCGGCTGGTAAGGCGGCAGGGGCGGCTAAGTCTAAGTTCGGCAAACAGGCCGCTAAGGCTCCCGGTAAGGCGCTTTCGACTCATGTTGTCCAGCCTGGTAAGGGCGTCGGCTACCGGAAGCTCGCTACCACCGGAACCAGGGTCGTGCGACCCAAGGGGGGCGCCGCTGATAAGCTCGCCAAACGTGCCGCCCTCGGACTAGGCGTCGGAGTGGGTGCTAACGCGGCCGCAGCGGCAGCAGGCGCGGCTATCAACCGAAAGGCCGCCGGCGGTAAGAAGGGCGGACGCCCAAGGAAGCGTCGCCGCTGACCATGCTCTCCAATACCGCTACCCCGCGATATTACGCTGAGTTCAGAGAAGATGTCCTTGCAGGTAAGATTCCGATCTGCAAGGAGATCGAGATGGAGATGAACCGGATCGATGATCGGATTCGCAATCCCGGCTTTTATTACGATAGCGACGCTGTGGAGGGGTTCATCCGCTTCGCGGAAGCGGAGATGACTCTGACCGACGGATCCGATCTTCGGCTCCTACCGAGCTTCAAGCTCTGGGCGGAACAGATCTTCGGCTGGTGGATCTTCACCGAGCGATCAGTCTACGTCCCGAACAAGACGACGGCTGGCGGCCACTTCGAGAAGCGCCGGGTGAAGCAACGCCTCATCAACAAGCAGTACATCATCGTCGCTCGAGGCGGGGCGAAGTCTCTTTACGAAACTCTCCTCCAAGCCTACTTCCTCACGATCGACACGTCTACTACCCACCAGGTAACGACCGCGCCGACGATGAAGCAGGCCGAGGAGGTCATGCAGCCCTTCCGCACCGCCATCACAAGGGCCAAAGGCCCCCTGTTCGATTTCATGACTCAGGGGTCTCTGCAGAACACGACCGGCAGCCGAGCTCTCAGGCAGAAGCTCGTCCCCACCAAGAAGGGGATCGAGAACTTCATGACCAACAGCCTGCTCGAGGTTCGACCCATGTCGATCGATAAACTCCAGGGTCTCCGCACAAAGATGAACACGGTGGACGAGTGGCTCTCGGGCGATATTCGTGAAGACGTGGTCGGTGCCATCGAGCAGGGCGCATCCAAGGTCGACGACTGGCTTATTCTGGCAGTGTCCTCGGAGGGCACCGTCAGGAACTCGGCCGGCGACAACATGAAGATGGAGCTCCTCAACATTCTTCGAGGGGAGTACTCGGATCCCCACACTTCCATCTTCTACTACAGGCTCGACGACCTCAAGGAGGTCGGGGATCCGTCAACATGGTTGAAGGCCCAGCCAAATCTCGGGGCCACCGTCTCCTACGAGACATATCAGCGTGACGTCGAACGAGCGGAGCATGTGCCTGCGGCTAGGAATGACATCCTGGCCAAGAGGTTCGGCATTCCCATGGAGGGGTATACTTACTTCTTCACCTACGAGGAGACCCTGCGGCACAACCGTCAGGACTTCTGGGGTATGCCTTGTTCCATCGGCGTCGACCTGTCACAGGGCGATGACTTCACCGCCTTCACATTCTTGTTCCCCCTCAGCCGGGGGCGGTTTGGCGTCAAGACGCGCTGTTACATTTCCGAGCGCACTATGCTGCGCCTTCCGGGAGCCACTCGTCAGAAGTACGAGGAGTTCCTACAGGAGGGCTCGCTCATGGTGCTCGAGGGTACGGTTCTTGACATGATGAACGTCTACGAAGACCTCGAGGCGTTCATCGCAGACTGCGAGTACGACGTGCGCTGCCTGGGCTTCGACCCATACAACGCCAAGGAGTTCGTGACTCGCTGGGAGAACGAGAACGGACCGTTCGGCATCGAGAAGGTGATCCAAGGAGCCCGGACCGAGTCAGTGCCCCTTGGCGAGATCAAGGACATGGCGGAGGATCGCAAGCTCCTCTTCGACCAATCCATGATGACCTTCACGATGGGGAACGCCATCACCCTGGAGGACACCAACGGGAACCGCAAGCTCCTGAAGGCCCGACGGGAGAACAAGATCGACTCGGTCGCCGCCCTGATGGACGCCTGGGTCGCTTACAAACTCAACAAGGACATGTTCGACTAGGAGGTGAAGGACATAGGACTGCGAGATAGACTACAGCACGCCTACAACGCCTTCACTGGCAGGGACGTCGACCGATCGAACCTCGGTCCTTCCTACAGCGTACGGGCCGACCGGCTCGCGCTCGGATGGACGGCCGACAAGTCGATCATCTCGTCGCTGTTCAACATGATCGCCATCGACGTGTCCGCCACGCCGATCCGACATGTCGACACAGCTCAAAATGGAACGTTTGTTGGCGTTCGGCGGTCAGCCCTGAATGACTGCCTGATGCTGGAGCCCAACATCGACCAGAGCGGCCGAGCCTTCATCCAAGACGCCGTGCTGTCCCTGTTCGATGAGGGCGTCATCGCTATCGTTCCGGTCGAGTCCGACCTGGACCCGAGGACCAACAACAGCTTCGACATCAAACAACTGCGAGTCGGGCGGATCACACAGTGGTTCCCCGAGCAGGTCGAAGTTGAGGTCTACAACCAGGCTCGCTCTACCAAGGAGCGGGTGATCCTGCCGAAGCGCACCGTCGCCATCATCGAGAATCCTCTCTATGAGGTGATGAACAAGCCGAACTCGACCCTAAAGCGACTGAGCCGCAAGCTCTCTATGTTGGACCTGGCCGACGAGAAGACGTACACCGGAAAGCTGGACATCATCATCCAGCTCCCTTACGTCGTAAAGACCGAGGCCATGCGCCAGCGGGCGGAGAACCGCATTCAGTCTATCGAGGACCAGCTCGGCAAGGGCGGACATGGGATCGCCTACACCGACGGTTCCGAGAAGATTACTCAGCTGAACCGCCCGGCGGAGAACAACCTGCTTGATCAGATCAAGTTCCTCACCGCCGAGCTCATGAGTCGACTAGGTATATCGGAAGACGTCTTCAAGGGCACTGCGACGGAAATCGTCTGGACGCACTATTGGAACCGAGCTGTGGAGCCCGTACTCTCGGCGCTCGCCGATGGGATGAGCAAGGCCTTCCTCACGAAGACCGCGCGTACCCAGGGGCAGGCCGTGCAGTACATCCGCGACCCGTTCAAGAACGTTCCGCCGAGCCAGATCGTCACGTCCCTGGACACCATGCTCAGGGACCAGGTCATCACGCCTAACGAGGCCCGTACGAGGATTGGTCTGCCGCCATCCCCGAACGAGCAGGCGGATCAGTTGCAGAACCCGAACATCAACCCTCAGATGGGTGATACCTCCCTGGACGGCGAGGGGGATATTCCGGCCTCTGGTCCGGATGTTCAGTCAGTGCTCAGCATGCCGATGAGCCAAGTCAGAGGAGAAGGATGAAGTTCGACTTCAGTGGCTGGGCCACTAAGAACGACCTGACCTGCTCCGACGGACGCACTATCAAGCATAATGCGTTCAAGGAGAATGACGGCCAGCGCGTGCCGCTTGTATGGCAGCATGGGCACAACGCCGTCGACAACGTTCTCGGGCACGCGTTGCTTGAGAATCGGGATGAGGGCGTTTACGCCTACTGTGCTTTCAACGACACTCCCGGCGCCGAGAACGCCAAGGAGCTCGTGAAGCATGGCGACGTCAAGGCTCTCTCGATCTACGCCAACCGCCTCGACCAGCGAGGGGCTGACGTTATTCACGGCAACATCGTCGAGGTTTCCATGGTCCTGTCCGGGGCCAACCCGGGCGCCTTGATCGACAACGTTGCTCTGGAGCACTCGGATGGTTCATGGACCGAGTCCGAGGACGAGGCCGTCATTTATTCCGGTCTCACGCTCTCGCACGATTCCGGAGAAACAACGGAGGACACAGAATCCATGGACGAAGACGAGGTTTACGACGAGGACGCCCTCACGGTCGCCGATGTCCTCGAGACCCTCGACGATGACCAGCGTCTGGCAGTTGCAGCCCTCATCGAGGAGATCAGCGGTGACGTTGATGCCGAAGATGAGGACTTTGACGAGGACGAAG